TTCAGGTCATCGACCGGGCCAAGCGGAACGTCCACCTCAAGACGTTCAAGACCCCGAACAAGCTGGTTCTCGGCTACGATGTGTACCTTGCCCTCAAGGAGCACCCCGACCTTGTGTCGCGTGTGCAGTACACCTCGGATGCGTCGATCGATACGACCCTCATGGCTCGCCGCTTCGGTGTCGATGAGGTTGTCGTCGCCAAGGGTGTCCTCAACGCGGCTTCCGAGGGCAAGGACGCGAGCATGGGTTACCTGCTCGATCCCAAGTCGGCGCTGCTGCTTCACACCCCGCCCAGCGTCGGTCGCATGACCGCTGCCGCTGCCGTGTCGTTCGCGTGGACCGGTGCTCCGCACCTCCCCCGCCCGATGGGTGTTGTCAGCCGTCGTTTCGACATGGACGAGGTCCAGTCGCGCCGCATCGAGACGGAGATTGCCGTTGACGTGAAGGTCACGGGTGCCGACCTCGGTGTGTTCTTCGCCGGCATCGTCGACTGAACGGACCTGCCTTAGTGTAGGCACCGTAACGGAGCCGGGAGCAATCCCGGCTCCAGCTTTTTCAAGTCTTTTCAAGCCCACCAATCGGGGGTACCGGTCTTCCAAGTAGCGAACCGGGCCTTCTCACCACGATAGAACGCTCGATAGGCAGCCACGGTATCGAACTGGCGGTATTGATCTGGCATGGCTTGTGCAAAAGGAGGCATAGTCACGGCAGGCAACGCCATCCGCAGGGGCAGGGCAGCTACGAAATCGATCACTGCCTTACTCTTGTGCTCCTTGCCGTAGCGGGCCTTGTATTCAGCACACAGAGCCAAGCCGTGAGTCACCAACCAGTCGAAGGACTGTATGCTAGATCCCGCCCAAACTGTGCAGGGGTGGTTCTGGTGTGTCTTTCGATACGGAGCCTCAAAGCCGTGGGCTAGAGCCACCGTGCAAAGCATCTGAGCGGACTCCAGCGGCATCTTTACGATGTGCTTGTCGCATTGGGACACGGCGGCAACGGTTGGGTTTATGTCAAGGACGAAGATGTTCATTTAGGGCTCCTGTTCCTCTCCGTGAATAAGCTAGACCCAGATCACTCCGCGACAAGCCCGCCAGACGTCGTGGTATCATGAAGCCATGAAGTTCGTTGTCCAGCGTGAAGCCAAGTTCGACGGTGTTGTGCGTAAGCGTGGAGAGGTCGTCGACCTTGTCCCGACCCTCAAGACCCAGCAACTTGTCGACACCCGATACCTCCTTCCTGCCGATGACGACGTTGCTGCCGTCGCCGGTCCGACTGATACTCCAAAGCGCGGTCGCTTGGCCGCCAAGAACAAGGATTGACCCATGGGCGTGACTCGTATCTCAAAGGGCCGTGTGGCCGCTGGTGCCGTTGATGCTGACGGTCTCTCCGTTCGTTCGCTGCGGATTCCCCTTCGCCCAACGGCGAGCAATGCTCAGGTGGCGACGGGCAAGCGGATCCCGAAGGACTCGGCGATCCTGAACGCCTACGTCAAGATGACGACTGGTGCTTCGGCCGCGACGCTTGGAGCCAGCTCTCTCTCCGTGGGTTTGTCCACGGCTACGGTTGGTCTCCTGAACGGCTTGAACATCGCCACGGCAGGTATCAAGCTGGGCTCGCTGGCCAGTTCGGCTGCCGCACCGACTCGGGGTACCTTGATCACCGAGACCACTTCGGCCGGTCCTGCGCCGAGTGATTACGCTGTGGATTCAGACACGGAGGTGGTTTACGCCACTCTCGCGCCGAGTCCGAACCTGAACGGCGAACTCATCATCGAGTACCGCAAGCTGGGGTGACCTGTGCTTATCGTCCTTGACTCGTCCGGTGTCGAAATCGAACGGGTTGAAGACACCGAGACCGCTCCCACGGGCGCGGTCGAATTTGCCAAGGCTCAACCGGAGTTGAGCCTTGCTTTTGTGTTCTTGAATACACCCGCGCCTGTTCTGGCGGAGGAAAACGCATGGCCGTCCGTATCGCAAACACCGTCCGTAACACTCGCGTCGACGCAATCCGTGCCGCCGTCGACGCTGGCGCTGGCGCTGGCCTGCTTCGCATCTATGCCGGCAGCAAGCCGACGAAGGGTGGCACCCCAGCGGGCGCTCTGCTCGCCGAGCTGACGTGCGCCGATCCCTGCGGCTCGTCGTCGTCGGGCGTTCTCACGTTCACGACGCCGTTCTCCGACACGTCGGCCAACGCGACGGGCACGGCGGCGTTCTTCTATCTGACCGATTCGACGGGTGCCTTCGTGTGCGACGGTGACTGCGGCACGTCGGGTTCAGATCTCAACCTCACGACGCTGTCCATCGTGTCGGGCCAGCCGGTGCAGGTCACGTCGCTGACCATCACTGACGGCAACAACTGATGCACGACGTCGACCCGGCGCTCAACCTCGGTCATGCACAGTGGGAGTCGGCGACGGCTCCCGCTGGCGAGGCCGACGTCGAGAGCAAGGTCTTTTGGCGCTGTGTACGATGCGCACACGTCGTCGGGTATTGGCTTGATGGCTATGGATCGAGCCCCACGGCGACGACAACGGAACCGCCCGCTAACGTCGGCATCTATACCGGCGAATTCTGCATCTGAGAGGACGACGACATGGCCAACGTGATTGCACGACGCAGCACCAACGCAAGCAAGCTGGAGCGATGGCTTGGCGCGGACCAAGTGGAACACATCTCGGGATCCATGCGTGACTGGCACGGGCGCAGGCCCATCCTCATCAACGGCGTCCCCGGTGCAGGCGGTGTGTGGTGCGGTCGCGGCGGTGACTTCGTCGGCAAGATCGACGGCGGCGACTTCATGTCCCTCGCCGAGCGATGCGTCGAGCGTGTCGATCACGCCATCGGCAAAGTCGCCAAGCGTCACCGGATGCACGGTTTCTCGTCGTTGTCGGACCTCATCAACGAGGTCAGCAACTTCGGCAAGCGGAAGGACTTCACCTACCAGAAGCAGGGCTCTGCGTCGGTTGTCGGCGGCACCAACACCATGTGGCGCGTCGGTACCTATCCTCCTGCGGGCAACGCTGCGGCGGCTGCTCCCGGTGGTGCGGCGTTGACGGATGCAACGCAAGGCGCGTTCTTCTTCGTCAACCCGTCATCGCCAGACACACAGCACTTCGTGCGAGGCGACGTGCTGTCGTCGACGGCACCGCGCACGTTGCTGCTCTATGACCGGCTTTTCGAAGTAAACAAGACCATGTCGTCAATCACGACGGAAGCCGTCACCGGCACACCGACGCGCTATCAAAACATCGCCGATGATCAGCCGGATTCATGCGATGGGAACTTTCTCTTCATCGAAGGTCAAGCGGCTCTCGGTGCGACGGCGCACAACTGGACCGTCTGCACCTACGTCGACCACAACGGCAACGCCGCGACGCTGCCATCGCTGACGGGCAACGCCAGCAACATCATCAACCGTCTCGACCATCCCGTCGGTCAATGGTTCGCACCGCTTGCGGTTGGCGACAACGGCATCAAGGCGCTGACGCAGATGCAGTGCAGCGCGTCGGTGACGGGCACGGTGGCATTCGTCATCGGGCACCCGATTGCGTTCATGCCGGCCGTCGTGACGAACATGATGACCATCGTCGACGGGATCAACACGGCTTTCAATCTGACGCGCATCTTCGACGACGCTTGCCTTGCGTTTCTCGACGTCAACGCCTCGTCAACGACGGCGGCGACTTTCACCGGGATGTTCGCCACGGCGTCGGGCTGAACGACGTAGGAGGTCGAGGCCGTGCATCAGATTTCCGGCAACGGCCTCGTCGTCCGGTCGTGGGCGCAGACGCAGTGGGCGACCAAGCCCACCAACCACGATCCAAATCCCCCGATCAACCTTGAGGAATCGAGCGACATCACGCTCGCCGATGCCGTCGTTAGCGGTAGCGCGACGGCAGGGTCTGGTAGCGGTGTCGACGCGACCGGCGCAGTCACCCTCGACACCGTCGCCGTCTCGGGCAGTGGCCAGCAGACGCACGTTGCGACAGGTGCGGTCACGCTGGACACGGTGGCGTTCTCTGGTGGCGGCCAGCAAACACACGTCGCCACCGGCTCCATCACCTTGGACGCCGTCGCCTGCACTGGCGTCGTCTCCGACGTCGTCTTCGGCACGGGCGCGGTCACTCTCGACACCGTCACCGTCGCGGGATCGGGCGACGTCGGCGCGTCATCCGTCGATGGTACTGGCGCTATTACGCTGGATGCCGTCACGGTTGCCGGCAGCGCCTCTCCGGTGGTTGTCGGGTCTGGCGCTGTCACCCTCGACACCGTCACGAGCACAGGCACCGTCGCCGCTGTCGTGTTCGGTACAGGCGCTATCAGCCTCGACACTGTCACGGCGGCTGGCGCTGGCTCGCCCGTCGTCGCCAGCACGGGCGCGATCACACTCGACACCGTCACGAGCACAGGCACCGTCGCCGCTGTCGTATTCGGCACGGGCGCTATCAGCCTCGCCGACGCCACCGTCGCGGGTTCTGGCACACAGGTTCACGTTGCGTCGGGCGCTATCACCCTCGACGCTGTCTCCTGCACTGGCGACGTCGCAGCGGTGGTCTTTGCCTCCGGCGTCGTCACCCTCGACGATGCGGCCGTCGCTGGTAACGGGTCGCAGACACACGTTGCAACCGGCACGATCTCCCTCGACGTCTTGTCCTTTGACGGAACGGCGTCTGCTGTCTTGCTCGGCCAAGGGAGCCTGACGCTGGACGATGTGCTGACCTTCGGAGAAGGCTTCCAGCCAGCCCCGTTTGATGTACCTAGTCGCTTTCGCTTTCGGGGGGAAGAAGTTCTCGTACTCTCAGGCCGGTCTACTTTGCATGTAGCCGTAGCGGGACCGGGTGTCAAAACAGCAGACGTTCTAGAGCGGGAGACGCTCCATATAGCCGCGCCGCGACCGGGCGTCAAAATCGCAAATGTTCTAGAGCGAAGAACCGTTCTTTAGGGGGTATAATCAGGCATGTCCTTTTCTCCCAAAACATCGACCGAAGTTGTTCGCTACGGGTTCAATTTCGGAGCCCTTATTCAGCATGGAGAAAGTGTCGCGACGTCGACATGGACCATTGTAACGTCGGGGGCGTCGTCGGTTTCTGCGGCTTCGATGCTATTCGGTACGCCAATCGTGGACTTGTCCCCCGTGGTACGCCATCTGATTCAAGGCGGGATTGACGGCGCTACCTATGTGGTAGGGTGTAGAATCACGACCAGTGAAGGCCAGATTCTTGAAACGGCGACGACTTTGGGAGTCAGCCAATGACATGGACCTACATCCCACAGTTGTTGACGTCGGCGGCGACCGTGGCTTCGCTGATGAAAGTACGGCTCATCGTCGGCGACACAGACACCACAAGGCAGCAACTTCAAGACGAAGAAATCTACTTCGTCCTGTCTGCCCAGCCGGTCGTCAATTATGCGGCAGCCGATTGCGCTGATCTACTTTCGGCCAAGTACGCCTTTCAGGTGAACACCGAAAACTCGCTGCTGCGCATCTCGGCTGCTGCTCGGCATAAGCACTACTCTGACCTCGCCAAGCGGCTTCGTGCAGTCGGTCCCGGCTCTACGCCCGGTGGTGAAGGTGCCGGCAGCCTGTTGGCCACCGGTTACGCGGGGGGTATCTCCGAGACGGCGAATGAGAACCTCCGTGACAACGCGGATAACGTGTTGCCTCCTGCGTCGGTTGGTCAAGACGACTTCCCCGAAGTGGCGGACGATCCGGCTACCTATTTTAGAGAGTGACCTATGGACCCCGTGTTGAAGGCACAACTCAGGCATGTCGTCGGCTACGCCAGTGTGGCTTCTCTGGATTTTTCCGGGCAGAGCCAAGCCGGGTCGACGGCTACTTGTTTTGGTCGCGTGGAGCCCTACTACCGCGAGGTTCCCGTGGGTTCGGATTCCATCGACGAGCGAACCAAGCACATGCTGATCCTCGACGAGACGTTTCCATTGGCGGAGGCCGCTTGCCGGTCGGCGTGGTTCTATTTGCCGGGAGTACCTGACCAGCCGCGCAGACCCAAGAACGTGCAGTATTGCTACGACGAGAACGCCAATCTCGATCACATCGAGGTGATGCTGTGAAGGTCATCATCAAGGGATCGAACGAAATCATCAGCAAGTTTCGGAAATACCCGAAGCAGTTCCTCGACGCGGCTGCCGTAGGCGAATTCAACGCAGGGCAGCAGACGATGGCTCTGTCCAAGACCCGTGCTCCCTACGAACACGGCGACTTGGAAAAATCCGCCTTTGTGGAGTTTCCGAAAATCAGTATGCTCTCGGTGTTGGTCGAGATCGGCTATTACGGTATTCCCTACATTGCTGCACAGCACGAAAACACGTCGTACAGCCACCCCGGTCTGTATAGCAAAACGAAGAATCGAGGTCGGGCCTCGCAAGGTCAGGCCAAGTTCTTGGCGACGGCTGTGAATGACCGACTCAAGCAGAACCAAGAAGTCATCAAGGAAGCGATAAACTACTTCCTGCGTACTGGACGCCTGCCCGCCATGCGGGGGAGTATCAAAGGCCGATGAGCGTAGAACTTGACGTCCGAAGCTATCTTACCGGTCCGGGTTTTGCCCGGTCCGGGTGTTCGACGTCGTTTACTTTCGTCGGTCCGATGCGTCCCGGAAAGGCACCGTTCCCGATTGAAGCCGTCGTCATTCAGGAGTACGGTGGCCCCCAGCCGAACGGCTTTTTGGATGCGCGGAACCAGACCTACCACAGAGTCGACGTGCAGATCCGAATGCGTGGACCGAACGGGTCCTACCTCCGCATAAAGGAACGGGCTGATGCTGTGTGGGCGGCGCTAAACCGCACCTCTCCGGGGTCGATTTCTACCGGCTCTCGGGCTTATGTCCGCATCGAGCCGTTGCAGTCAGGCCCCACTTTCATCGGCGAAGACGATCAGGAGTGCCCTGAATTTGCTGTGACTGTTCGGCTTGAACACTACACGGCTGGGTGACGTGCTATCATAAACCGTTCCACCAACTAGAGGTGTACCTTGGCGATTGCTGGCTTTGACCTTACCGTTTCGATTGCGACTGGTGCGTCGTCGACCTATGCCGAGTTGGATGGCGCAATCTCGGTCGATCTGTCTGACGGTCGCGAAGCACTGGACGTCACCGACTTCCGTGATTCCAACCTGCGACGCCGGATCATGGGTCTGCGCGACCTTTCGGCCAGCATCGACGG